GAGCGCATCCCGGGTCAATTCGTGCGGGTCCCATGAGCCTCAGGACCGAGAGAACTTTCTCAACCTGACATGGAGACCCATCGTGGCAAACACACTGCTCACGATCTCGAAGATCACGAACGAGGCGTTGATGGTGCTCGAGAACGAGCTGACCTTCACCTCGGAAGTGAACCGCGAATACGACGATCAGTTCGCCGTCGTAGGCGCCAAGATCGGCAACACGGTCAACGTGCGTCGTCCGGGCCGGTTCATCGGCACCAGCGGCCCCGCGCTCAACGTCGAGGACTTCAACGAGACCTCGATCCCCGTCGTCCTCACCACCCAGTTCCACGTGGACACGCAGTTCACGACTCAGGACCTCGCGCTGTCCCTGGACATGTTCAGCGACCGGGTGCTCAAGCCGTGTGTCGCCGCGATCGCGAACCGCGTGGACCGCGACGGCTTGGTGATGGCGAAGAACAACACCGCCAACATCGTGGGCACGGCCGGCACTCCGCCTTCAGGTCTACTGACCTACCTCACGGCCGCGGCCTTCTGCGACGCGGAGGGAACTCCGCGCGACGGTCGGCGCTGCATGGTCGTCGAGCCGTTCACCTCGGCCACGATCGTGGATTCGCTCAAGGGCCTGTTCGTCCCGTCCGACAGGATCGGCGAGCAGTACATGAAGGGGTTGATGGGACGCGACTCCGGCGGCATGAACTGGAAGATGGACCAGAACGTGGTCTCGCATTCTTTCGGCTTCTTCGTGACCACCGCGGGCGCGATCACGGTCAACGGCGCCGGCCAAGGCCTCGCGACCGGCTGGGCGTCGACCTCGACGCTCTCGCTCACCACGACCCAGAACGTCACGCTGAACCAGGGCGACACGTTCACGATCGCGGGCGTGTTCGCGGTCAACCCGCAGAACCGGCAGGCATACGGCTCCAACCGCCTGCGGAACTTCGTGGTCACGACCTCGGTCACGTTCAACGGCGTCCAGAACGTCACGGTCTCGCCCGCGCTGATCTTCGGTGGGCAATTCCAGAACGTGACGGCCAGCCCGGCTGGCGGCGCGGCGGTGACACCGTTCTCAGCAGCCGTGACCGCGGCGAATGCCGTGGTCGGCCCGCAGAACCTCCTTTTCCACCGGAACGCCTACACGCTGGCGGTCGCAGACCTCGAGCTCCCGGAAGGCGTGCATTTCGCCGGCCGGGCCTCGGACGACGAAATCGGCCTTTCCATCCGCATCGTGCGCCAGTACACGATCAACAACGACTCGATTCCCACCCGTCTGGATGTGCTGTACGGGTGGGCGCCGCTCTACCAAGAGCTGGCGTGCCGGGTCAGCTCGTAGGAGACCGACATGGCAGCCCCAAACAGCCAAAGCACTCCCAACAGCCAGTCGCCGTTCTCGACCCTGCAGCAGATCGCGGTCATCAGCCAGACGATCACGCCCGGATCGGTGGGCGCGGCGAACGCCTCGGGCGTCCTTCAGACGTTCAACGTGGCGGGCCTTCAGACCACGGACATCATCGTGCTCACGCCGGCGGCGACCGGGAACGCGACCACGGTGGGATCCGCGTTCTGTGCGGCAGCTGGCGTGCTCTCGATCCAGTTCAACAACCCCACGGCGGGCGCGTTGACCCCTGGAGCGGGCGTGTACCTGATCACGGTCTTCAGGCCGGCGCCCGGCATCGCCCTGCTGACCGGGATGCCGATCCTCTAGGCGAGGATCCCCGGCCCGGGCGACCCAACAGCCTGACGCTCTGGCCGGGGTTCAACCACAAGGAGAACAGAGATGCCAGGCACCACCATCGGACGCGGAAACGTCCTGTACGACTACCTGTGCGGGCCGACGCTCACGCCTGCGTCGGTGGCGGCGAACACGACCGCTCCGCAGAACTTCACGATCCTCGGTCTTCAGGTCGGGGACTTCTGCGACGTGTACTTCCAGGGCGTGCAGACGGCCGGGATCGGCATCGCCAACGCCCGCGTCTCGGCCGCGAACACGCTGACGATCGACTTCTCGAACAACACGGGCGGCGCGCTCGTCCCAGCTGCCGGAATTTACGGCATCAACGTCACGCGGCCGGAGAACCTTCCGCTTCCGACCAACGCCGCCTGATGGCTCAGACCGTCACCTTCAAGCCGATCGGGCCGACTGCGGCGCTATCCGTCGCGGCCGCCAGCACCGCCGCGGTCACGATCTCGGCCTTCAACGATGGCGAGCCCGTCAACTTCGCGTCCTTCCTGAACACGGGTACGAATCCCGTTGCCGTTCAGATGGGACAGACGGGGAAAACTCCGGCTGCCGTGCTGCCGGTCGTCGGCACTCCGGCCAATACGTTCGTCCTGCCGGCCAGCATGCAGCAACCCGTGATCGTGGAGACGCCGCGCGGGCCATTCGACGTGACGATGATCGGAACCGTGGCCGGCCCAGCGATCGTGTACGTGACGCCGGTGGGCCCGCAATAAAGGAGAAACCGTGATCGAGTACCCCAAAGTTTTGTACAAGGGCGAGTTCAATCCCGAGGCCGGTGGCCTGAACGCCATGGAGCGTCTGACCGTCAACTCGGCCAAAGAGGAAAAGGACGCGCTGAAGTCTGGCTTCGTCGCGGCCGAAGACGTCGAGTCGCTCAAGCCCGACGCGCCCAAGGGCAAGAAGCCCGCCAAGAACGACGACGGCGAGGAGTGAGTTGAGTGCCGGTGATCATCGGCACCCAGACCTCGCCGGTCGGAGCCACCCTCACAGCAGGTGACTTGATCCGCGGTGCGCTGCGCCGGATCGGCGCTGTGGCGTCTGGCGAACCGATTCCGCCCGAGACGTTCAACGACAGCTTTGCGCTGCTGAACGACTGGCTCGACCAGCTCAGCAACGAGAAGTCGATGATCTTCTGCACGCAGGAGGTCATCCACGAGATGAGCTCCGGGAAGTTCCAGTACACGATCGGGCAGCCTGGGGCCGACGTGGGCTGCACGTTCACGGGCCAGATCAACGCGGATGTCCTGACCGTCTCGGCGATTTCCGGCGGCGCGCTGTCGGTCGGACAGATCATCCAGGGCCCCGGGATCCAGGTCGGGACTGCCATCACGGCGCTCGGGACGGGCCTCGGCGGGAACGGCACTGCGGCGCTGGGCACGTACAAGATCTACCCGGCGAACACGTTCGGAGCCGGAGCGCTGACGTCCTACGCGCCGAGGCCGCTCAGGATCAACAGCGCGATGGTGCGGGTCACGACCTCGATCGGCGGGTCGCTGGACTATCCGGTCGATCCGATCAGCGTCGAGGACTATGAGCTGATCGGCCTGAAGGCGCTCAACGGTCCCTGGCCGAAGCTCGTCTACTACCAGCCCTCCATGCCGCAGGGCGTCCTGAACTACTGGCCGAATCCGAACGCTGCGGCCGAGATGCACCTGTTCGTGGACACGGTATTCAACCTCTTCCCCGCCATTGATTCGCCGGTTGTCTTTCCGCAGGGCTACAAGCTGTTCCTTCGCTTCGGGCTCGCCGAGATCCTCCTTCCGGACTTCGGAAAGAACGACCCAGCGATGATCGCGCTCGTGACGTCTCAGGCGGCGAGCGCCCGAGCCTGGCTCAAGCGCACGAACGCGCGCCCGACGCCGGCAGCCCACTTCGACGTCAACCTCCTCCCCGGACAGCGCAAGGACGCCGGCTGGATCCTGCACGGAGGGTTCAACTGATGCCGGACTTCGGCTTCATCGGCCCGAGCTACGTTGCGGCGTCGATCTACCAGGACGACCAGGAGTGCATCAACTGGTACACGGAGATCGACCCGTTCCGTCAGGATCGGGGCGTCATCGCGCTCTATCCGACGCCGGGGCTCGTGCCAGTCGCGCAGCTTCCGGTCCAGGCCGAGGTGCGCGGCCTGTTCGCGAACACCGGAGCGGCGAGGATGATGGCAGCGGTCGGGAATCAGGTCTTCTCGCTGGACAAGGCGTATTCCATGACGTTCGCCGGAACGCTCAACACCTCCAGCGGACCAGTGTCCATCGTCGACAACGGCACCGTCGCGATGGTCGCGGACGGCGTCAACCGCTATTCGTACTCCACGGGCGTGGGGACGATGGCGGTGCTCAACGACGGGGCGTTCCCGGGGGCGGATAGGGTGGACGTGGTGGACACGTTCATCGTGTACAACAACCCGCTGACGAATCAATGGGGGTGCACAAACGCCGGATCCATCGCGTCCTCGGCCCTCAACGTCTCATCCAAGGACGGGGCGCCGGACAACCTCGTCACGCTCATCGTGAACCAGCGCGAGGTCTACCTGCTCGGCGAGAAGACGACCGAGGTCTGGATCAACACCGGAGCATTCCCGTTCCCGTTCCAGCGGATCACAGGGACGTCCAGCCAGCACGGTGTCGCGGCGAAGTTCAGCATCGCGCGCCTGGGCGAGAGCTTCGCGTGGATCTCGAAGGACGACCGAGGTCAGTCGGTCGTGGTGCAGATGAACGGCTACAGGCCGGATCGGATCTCCACGTTCGCCGTGGAGACGGCCTTGAACAGCTACCCGACGCTGAACGACGCCCGGGCCTACTCCTACCAGCAGAACGGGCACGAGTTCTACGTGCTCACGCTTCCGGCGGCGGACGTCACCTGGGTCTATGACCTGGCGACGCAGCTCTGGCACAAGCGGGCGTGGCGAGATTCCAAGAACGTCCTGCACCGTCATCGCTCGAACTGCGGGACGATCTTCAACAACCAGATCATCGTGGGCGACTGGCAGAACGGGAAGCTGTACAGCATGAGCCTGTCGAACTTCACGGACGACGGCGCTCCGATCCCGTGCATCAGGCGCGCGCCGCACCTCGTAGGTCCGAACATCGAGCGCATGTTCTACCACGAGATGCAGCTGCAGTTTCAACCGGGTGTCGGGCTTCAGAGCGGGCAGGGGTCCGATCCGCAGGCGATGCTCCGCTGGTCGGACGACGGCGGCTCCACGTTCGGGAACGAGCACTGGCGCGGCCTCGGGAAGGTCGGAAAGTACAAGAACCGCGCGCGCTGGACGCAGATGGGCGAGGCGCGCGATCGCATCTACGAGGTGACCGTCACCGACCCCGTGTACCGGGTCTTGATCTCGGCCGACCTCAGGGCCTCGGCGGGAGCGCACTGATGGGCTCGCCAGTCTTCACCGGCCCGACGTTCGATGCTCCGATAGTCGACACGAAGACCGGACGCCTGACGCGCCCGTGGTTCCTGGCGCTTCAAAGCCTGTGGAATCCGGACCCAGAGGTCACGGTGTCGGGCGCATCGCCGTTCGCGTTCACGGTGAACCAGCCCGGCGCGCTGCTGGTGTCTGGCGGCACGGTATCGAGCATCACGTTCAAGCGGACGACGACGACTGCGCTCGGAATCACGAGCGGGTTCATCCCGTGCTCGACCGGAGACGTGATCACGGTCACGTACTCGGCCGCCCCAACCATGGTCTTCTTCCCGCGATGAGCGCCGTCATCAGGAACGAGAAAATGACGGCCCTTCAGGCCTCCATGTCCCAGATGGAGCAGGTGGATCTCGAGGCCGGGACCGAGCATCACTTCGCGGACGGGATGTACGCCCGCGTGCTGCGCCGGGCCAAGGGCACGCTGATCATCGGGAAGGTCCACAAGCGGGAGCACTTCTACATCGTGACCAAGGGCTCGGTCCGGGTATCGGACGGAGAGACCTGGAGGGACTACACCGCGGGCGACGTGATGGTCTCCAAGCCCGGGACTCAGCGCGCGGTGCTCGCGCTCGAGGACTCGGTGTGCATGACCGTGCACCGGACCAAGAAGCGGAACCTCGAGAAGCTCGAGCGCGAACTCGTAGAGCAGGATGAGAGCTCGATGTTCGGTCCGGGCAACAAGCTGATCGATGGGAAGCTGAGATGTCCTTCGCTGCCGCAGCAATAGGCATCGGCGCCGCTGGCGTTGTCGGCGCGGTCGCTGGCGTGGCTGGCGCTCAGATCCAGGCCAACGCGGAGAACAGGGCCACGCGTGCGCAGCAGGGGATGTTCGACACGATCAACCAGCAGGGGGCGCCATGGCGTCAGGCTGGCGAGAACGCGCTGAACACGATCTCGGACATGTCCGGGTTCTTCAACAAGCAGTTCGGGCCCGACGACTTGGCGACGAGCCTCGCTCCCAACTACGAATTCATGAAGCAGCAGGGGCTCGGCGCGCTCCAGAACTTCTCGACCATGGGCGGCGGCCTGTTCAGCGGCAACACGCTGAAGGCGATCGCGGACTACACGACCAACTACGCGCAGAACGGCTATCAGCAGGCGTTCCAGAACTTCACGTCGAACCAGACGAACATCTTCAACCGGCTGGCGTCCATCGCCGGGCTCGGCCAGACGGCGAACGCCACGACGGCGAACGCCGGGGCGACGCTCGGAACCGGGATGGCGGGCACGATCGCCGGGGCCGGCTCTGCACTCGGCGGCGGGATCGTTGGGGCGGGCAACGCGCTCTCTGGCGGCGTGAACAACGCGCTCTCCTGGTACACGCTCCCGAGCATCATGAGGATGGGCGGTGGCGGAGGCGGCGGAGGCGGAGTGCCGAACGAGGGGACCACCTGATGGAACCCGTCGGCCTCAGTGTCAAGCCTCCGGACACGCTGAACACGCTGAAGTCGATCGCGGACTTCGCGAACACGGCGATCAACGTTCAGCGGGGCGGGATCCAGCTCCAGCGAGAGACTCAGGCGAACAACGAGCGGAAGGCGCTCCAGGACTTCTTCGCCCAGCCGGACAATTTCCAGACGGACGGGCAGATCGACCTCGAGAAGATCAACCGGTCGGTTCCTGCGATCGCTCCCATGACCGGATCGGAGGCGATCTCCAAGTGGACGACGCTGAAGAACAACCAGACCGCATCGGACGAGGCAAAGCTCAAGCTCACGAACGAGCAGCGTGGCGTCGTCGCCGGGCCGTACGGCGTTCTGGGGCGCGCGGGCGTCGAGGACCCGAAGGCGTACATCGCCGAGGGCGACAAGCTGAAGGCGCAGTTCCCGAACGACAAGAACATCGCGCGGCTTGTGGACGCCTACAACAGCACGCTCTCGATGCTTCCACCTGGCCCGCACATCGCGAAGGCGGGGGTGATCGCGTCGCAGACCATCTTGAAGCCCGGCGAGCAGCAGGCTCAGCTCAGCCCCACTCCAGGCCTGGTGGACACCGGGGGAGGCGTCCAGCCGACCGTCGTCACGCCCGCGGTTGGTGGGCAGCCTCCGTCGATCACCACCTCCGGCGCGCCGATCGCGAAGACGCTCCCGCCGACCACCACGACGGTGGACGCGAAGGGCCAGCCGATCTACCTCGGCGGCCCATCCGGTGGTCCTGCGCGTCCGGTCCCGGCGGCTAACCCTCCAGGGTTCGAGCCGGCCGTGGCCGGCAGCGTCTCCGCGATGAATGAGGACTGGCAGACGACGACGCGCGGAGGACAGGACGCGAGCAGGAACATCGCGAACCTGCAGAACATCAAGCGCTGGTCGCAGGACGCCGTGACCGGAGTCGGAAGCGACCGCCGGAGCCTGATCGCCGGCCTCGCCGGCATCGTGGGGATGGACAAGGGCGAGATGGCGAAGACGAGCACGGACCTGCTGGCGAAGAACGCCAACATGCTGGCCCTGGCGGGCGGGGACACGAACCTCGCGCGGACGCTGGCCGAGTCCGCGAACCCGAACAATCACATGACGAAGGAGGCCATCCAGGAGGCCGCCAACCAGGTGATCTCGAATCACAAGATGGCGCTCGCGAAACAGCGCTACATGGGGCCGTTCAAGAACCTGAACGATCCGGCGGCGTACAACAAGGCCCTGACCGAGTGGAATCAGAACGCGGATCCGCGCGTCTTTCAGTGGGCCGAGATGACCGCCGCCGAGCGCCAGGCGATGAAATCGCGCATGAGCTCGACCGAGCAGGCCGAGTTCCGGAAGAAGGGTCAGAGGCTGGTCGAGCTGGGGGTGCTTCAATGAGCTTCCTCGAGGAGTTCGACGCCACGCCTGCGCGACAGCCTGGGCGGGCTGAGCGGGCGCCGCAGGCGCCTGGCGGCGGTGGCTTCCTGGCCGAGTTCGACGCGACCCCCGCAGTTACCCCTAAGCAGACTCCGAAAGCGGCACGCGATGCATCGGCGCAAGGACAGCAGCCTGTTTCTGCGGCTGTTGGACAACCGGACGCCGCGGATCAGGTCCTCAGGTCCATGGTGCAGAACACCGGGGCCAGCATGATCGCAGGCTGGCGCGGGATGGCGACCCTAGCGACCGGCGGCACGCTCGACGATGCCGCGAACAACGTGAACGAGGAACTCGAGAACCGAGGCTACCACCCAGAGAGCGAACGCGTGGCCGCGGTGATGGCGTCGCCGTGGAATCCGCTCAACTGGTTCGGCATCGCCGGGAAGAAAGTCGGCGAGACGGCGCAGGATCTCGGAGCGCCGCCGTCCGTGGCGGCGGGAATGGAGACCGCGGTCAACGCGACACCGCTCCTGCTCATGCGCAAGGGGAACCTGGAAGAACCTGTGCGACCGGTGAGGTTCGCCAACGAGTCTGCGGCTGAGGGTGCGGCGGCAGCAGACAGGCTCTACGAGCCGCCGCAGCCCGGGTTCGAGACGGCGATTCTGCCGCTCGAGGAGCAGACGCGCAGGGCCGGCGTCCTGAGCCGCGTCGGCGTGACCGAGGCCCGCAAGAGCAGCCTGAGCGGCGACCTGAAGGAGTCTGCGACCGACTTCCAGCAGTCGAAGCTCGACGACCAGGCCGGGAACTTCATGCGTGCCAAGCTCGATCAGGAGCGGGCGGCGCTCACCGAGCACGCCGAGGCGATCGCACGGGACACCGGAGGAACGGTCGGGAACGACAGCTCGGTCAACTATGCGCGCGGGCAGGCGATCCTCGGGCCGCTGGACAAGCTCTCGGACTACTTTAACGCTCAGATCAAGCGCCTGTACAAGGAGGCGGACGCCAAGAGCGAGGGCGTCAAGATCGATATGCCGAGGCTCAACGAGGCCGTGGGCGGCGATCAGGCCGAGTTCCTCGGAACCACCGAGGGCGAGGCGCTGCTCAAGGGCGTGAAGGCCCGTATGAAATCGCTCGGGATCCAGGAGGGCGAGGGCGCCGGAGTGACCGTCGGCCAAGCCGAGCGCCTCAAGCAGTACCTGAACAACGTCTGGCAGCCGAGGACCGGGAAGCTGATACGCACGCTGCGCGATGCGATCGACGATGACGTGACCTCAAGCGCTGGCGAGGACATCTACGCTCAGGCGCGGGCGCTGAGGCGCATGCGGGCGGTGACGCTCGACGAGCCGAACGGCATCGGGAAGCTGATGGACGCCTCGGGGCCGGAGGGGATCAACCGGGCCGTCCCGGTCGAAAAGATCGCAGACACGATCGCCGGCATGCCGGTGGACCAGCTCGCGCACGTGATCAGGACGCTGCGGAGCGTGCCCGAAGAGCTCCAGCCGCAGGCGCAAGCCGCGCTCTCCGAGGTGCGGGCGCACTTCGCGTCGAAGCTCCTCAACGAGGGCGCGAAGCGCGTCGGTCAGTGGGGCTCGCGCGACGTCTCGCGCTACATCAGGAACAACCAGGCGCGGCTCGAAATGGTCTTCTCACCCGAGGAGCTTGCGAAGATCGGAGACCTTGAGGAAGCCGGACGGATCCTCAAGACGGATCAGAGCTATCCCGGAGCGGCGGTTCAGGAATACAACCTGGTCCGCCGCGGCGCTATGGCCGCGGTCAGGGCCGGGGCGGCGGCAGCCGGCGGAGCTGCTGGAGCACTCGTAGGTGCTCCGGGGGCGGGGGCGGCAGCGGGCGAGATTGCAGGCGCAAAGCTGACGGCCAGGTTCTCGGAGGCAGCGGCGCTGAGGGCGGCTCAGCGGCGGTTCGTCCGACTTCAGGACGTTGGGAAATAGGAGAGAACGTGCGCTGCCAGAACTTCAGCCACCACGAGAGCGCGATCCATGAACTGAAGGGATCCACGTGGCCATTGTAACCGTTTTCCTCGCCCCCGGCGCATTCGGAGCCGGTGGGCAGTTCCTCGACCAGAACGGCGCTCCGCTCTCGCTCGGGCAGATCGCGACCTACCTCGCCGGAACCACCACTCCGGCGGCGACGTACACGAGTCCCGGCCTTACACAGGCCGCGAACGCGAATCCGATCCTCCTGAATCCTGACGGGCGTCCTCCGCAGGAGATCTGGATACCGCAGGGCGTCGCGATGAAGTTCACGGTGGCGGACGCGCTCGGGACGATCATCGCGACGTACGACAATCTGTCCGGAGTGAATGATCCGAGCGCGCAGGGCGCGGCATCGGAGTGGGTGAGTCTCAACCTCACGCCGACGCAGCTGAACGCCACGCAGTTTTCTGTCCCCGGAAACGTGACCGGCATCCTGCACACGGACCGCAGGATCCAGACCGTGAACGGAGGTGGCACGCTCTACGGAGCGATCGTGTCCTCGAGCTTTGCGGCTGGGGTCACGACGGTGACGGTGAGAACCGACACCGGTCAGGCTCTCGACTCCGGCCTGAGCTCGGTCCTCTATGCCTTCGTGTCGGCGTTCCCGGGCAACACGAGCATTCCGATGGCGGATACAAATCCGATCACCGGGACGACGGACGCCACGCGGCGCCTGAAGCTAAACGCAGACCGGATTACGACCGGGCAGACGCGCACGCTCACGATGCAGGACGCCGATCTGGACATTGGAGATCCGAGCGTCTGCCGTGCGCGCCTCACGTTCACTCAGGGCACGCCGTTCACGACCGCGGACGTGTTGGCTGCGACCGCGATCTTCATGCAGCCAGTGGCCGGAGATCGCATCGCGCTGTTCGACGGAACGGCGTGGAACATCCGGACGTTCACGCAGGCGGTGACGGTCGCTGTCCCGAACACCACGACGCAGATGTACGACGTGTTCGCGGCATTCTCGGCCGGGAACGTGATCCTCGAGCTGGTCGCGTGGACGAACGACACGACGCGCGCCACGCAGCTCGCGCTCCAGAACGGCGTGCTGGTGAAGACCGGAGACGCCACGCGGCGCTACATGGGCTCGTTCCGAACCACTGCCGTGGCCGGACAGAGCGAGGACTCCGCCGCGAAGCGGTACCTGTGGAACTACTACAACCGGGCGACGAGGACACTGAACAGGGTGGATCCAGCCGCCTCCTGGACGTACTCGACGGCGACGTTCCGGCAGGCCAACGGTTCGGCGGCCAACCAGGTCGAGGTGGTGATCGGCGTGGCGGAGGATCCCGTCAGCGCGACCGTCCTGTCGACGTGCGTCGCTTCGAGTCCAGCGGCGGGCGGCTCGATGGTCGTGGGCATCGGCATCGATTCCTCGACGGTGAACAGCGCAGTTCAGTCGTCCGCGCCTGGCTTTCCGGGATCCATCACCACGACGAACACCTTCACGCCGTCGGCGGCGTATAGGGGCTTCCTGCCGATAGGGAAGCACGATCTAAGGTGGCTGGAGTGGGCTTCACAGGCCACGACCACCTGGGTCGGCACCAACGGCGCGGTCAATCAGAGCGGGATCACGGGAGAGGTGAGGGCCTAGATCATGCAGCGATACCAGAACGTCGCACAGGACGCCCTCGGCAACATCATCCAGGGGATGGCGGTCAGCGTCTTCTTGCACGGGACGCAGACGCCGGCCACGATCTTCAGCGACAACGGGGTCACCACTATCCCGAATCCGACGTCGACCGACGCGCTCGGGACGTTCGCGTTCTATGCGGCTGACGGCCGGTACGATCTTCAGTTCGCGAAGACTGGCCTGCCGACGACGCAGCTGCTCGACATCCTGTTGTTCGATGCGGGTGCCGCAGTCACGGTCCCGAACATCGTGGAAAGCATCGCGGCGCTGAAGGCCTTGCCCGTGCCAACAGTCCCTGCCACGTATCTGGTGCGCGGCTACTTTGCGGCCGGAGACGGCGGGGGAGGGTTCTTCTGGTGGAATGCCGCAGACGTCAGCGCGGACAACGGCGGCACGATCATCGCGCCCAACGCCGGGGGAACCGGAAGGTGGGAGCGCCAACTCAACGGCGCGTCTCCATTTATCACGCACTTCGGAGCAACCACGGGCGCCTCCGACAACACGACCGCGATTCAGAATGCCATCAACGCCGTGGGGGACGGCGGCGCCATCGGAGTGCCGGTCGGAAGATTCAAGTTCACGAACCTCACCGTGCCGACCGGGACCACCATCTTCGGGCAGGGATACTTCAACTCTGTCCAAGGCACCTTCGGCGACCCGGGCTACCTGCTCGCCAACCGGACGTTCGGCAGCATCCTGCAGTCGACCGCGACGACCGGCGCCGCGATCACCCTATCGAACCAGACTTTCATCAAGGACCATCAGCTCAAGGACATCTTCATCATCGGTCCGGGGTCTGGCACCTCGATCGGTCTGCAGGTCGGCGCGGTCGGAGGCCTTGGCTGCATACAGCATGACTGGCGCAACGTGCTGGTGGCGAACTTCTCGACCGGCATCGTCTTCGAGAGCATGCAGGACTGCACCTACACCTCGCTGCGCGTGCGCGGCTGCAACACCGGCATCATCATCGGCCCGAACGTCCTCTGCACTCAGGACGTGTTCGTCAACCCCGAGGTGCAAACCTGCACGACCTGTTGGCTGATCCAGAACGCCTCGCAGTTCCAGTTCTTCGGCGGCCTGAACCAGAACTACACGACGGGCTTTAGCCTGACTCCCAACATCGCTGGCGGATTGGTCGGCCTCCAGTTCTTCGGGACGTGGATGGAGGCAGGAACCACCGCGATCAAGCTCGACACGACCACGGGACCGATTCAGAACGTCGAGTTCAACGGCACGCACATGAGCGGTACCTCTGGGACGTTCTCGACCGCCGGCGCCAACGCGATCGCGCGCCTTAAGCTGGACGGCAACGACTGGAACACCGCGGCGGTCACGATCCCGTCGACGAGCACGGGCGCCGTCGTCACACGCAACCGGCTCGCCTCCTTCACCGATCAGGGCACCGGGACGTTCTTCCTCGACAGCGGCGTCGTCGGGTC